AGGAGTAATGTCACCAGTTTACCAAGGAATTTAAAAATGCAACATCTAGTATTCACAACACTTATCGCAGCGTACATCTTCACCAACATTGGTTCGATAGCTTACGCATAATAATCAAAGGTCTTTATACGCACTAGTTTACTAGTCACTTTTAACCCTCAATCTAAAAAGGAGTATGAAAAAATTATTTTTTAGTCCATACTATCCACTTATGGAGTTTGGATTTTTTGTTGTTGTAGGAACAGCAGCAGGCATGGCGGGTTTGATATGAAACCATTTCCACTTAAATACATTCCACATTGGTTCGTAACGTCAGTGGTTCTTGCCATATTGCAAAGCATTGTTTAGTATGCTATACTAATATTGATCTAACCTACATGTATGAAGTACAGTGAAAAAGAGATTTTAGATGAAATCTCTGAATATATAAGCAATACTTACAGAGGGCATTACAGCAGTGGAGGAGTTCAAACCCTAGATCTCATAGACTCTGTTGGAGATGCCGAAGCATTCTGTAGAAGTAACATACTAAAGTATGCTTCAAGATATGATAGAAAGGGCACAGCACGAAAGGATATCATCAAGATAATCCATTATGCTGTGCTCTTGCTTCATTTTAATGATAAACAAGAAAAAGCATCTACCATCTATAACAATCAACCATCTGCATTTACTGTAGATTATGACAAGTAACTTTACAATGAAACTGCGACCTGCTATGAAATTATCTGACAAAACTTTAGAAATTCTCAAGAACTTTACAACTATCAATCAGTCACTATCTTTTAGAGAAGGTAGGAAGTTACGTACGATCTCTGTTATGAAAAATGTATTAGCAGAGGCAGAGATAGAGGAGTTCATACCTAAAGATTTTGCTGTGTATGATTTGCCACAATTTTTGAATACACTGTCTCTTTACAAAGATGCTGATATTGATGTATCAACTAATCCTAACTATGCACATATAAAATCAGGCACACATCAGAGATCTAAGTACTTCTTTTCTGATCCTAGTGTAATTATTGCACCACCAGAAAAAGAAATGACTCTTCCTAGTGAAGAAATTACATTCAATTTGAATGAGGATCAATTGACAAAGATTATGAAGTCTGCTTCTATTCTTGGTTTACCTGATTTATCCGTTGTTGGATCTGAGGGTGTTACTAAGTTAGTTGTCAATGATCGTAAGAACGACACCTCTAATGAGTTTGCTATTGTTGTTAGTCAAACTGATAAAAATTTCTCATTCAATTTTAAAATAGAAAATATAAAATTAGTTTCGGGTAGTTATCAAGTTGCTATTAGTAGTAAAAATTTGGCAAGGTTTTATAATCCAAAGTATAAACTTACATACTTTATTGCACTAGAACCTGACTCAATATATGGATGAAGAAAAAAAACCTAAGGTACGCATCAATAAAGATGTGCTTGCAGATGTGCTAAAAAAATATAAGAAGATAAAAAAATATCAAAAATCAAATCTTTTCCAGATAAAAAAATTAGATCATGAGTGATTTTATATGGGTTGAAAAATATAGACCCAAAATTATTGACGATTGTATCCTTCCTGATCGCATCAAAAATACGTTCAAGGATTTTCTAAATACTGGCGAGATTCCTAATCTTTTATTGTCGGGTCCTCCTGGCATTGGTAAAACTACGGTTGCAAAAGCACTGTGCACACAATTAGGAGCAGACTATTATGTCATTAATGGATCGGATGAAGGACGTTTTCTTGACACTGTTCGGAACAATGCAAAAAACTTTGCGTCTACGGTCTCTCTTACGAGCGAGTCGAAACATAAAGTCATCATCATCGACGAAGCAGACAATACCACTTCCGATGTACAACTCCTTCTTAGAGCAAACATTGAAGCGTTCTATAAAAACTGTAGATTTATCTTCACCTGCAACTATAAAAACAAAATCATCGAACCTCTCCATAGCAGGTGTTCTGTTATTGACTTTAGTATTAGTAGACATGATAAACCATCAATCGCAGCACAATTTTTTAAAAGAATAAATGATATTCTTTTAGCAGAAAATGTAAAAGGTGATAAAAAGGTTGTAGCAGAACTCATAAGTAAATATTTTCCTGATTGGAGAAGGGTTTTGAATGAGTGTCAAAGATATTCTGTGGGAGGAGAAATAGATGTTGGTATACTTGCCAATTTAGATAATGTAAACATAAAAGAACTTACAGATTATTTAAAAGCAAAAGAGTTTCCAAATGTTAGGAAATGGATAGTTCAAAACCTAGATAACGATACTAATGTTATACTAAGAAAGGTTTACGATTCAGTATATGAATACATGAAACCTAAATCTATACCAGAGGCAGTGTTGATTATTGCAAAATATCAATATCAATCTGCTTTCGCTGCTGATCAAGAAATAAATTTATTGGCAGCTCTTACAGAAATTATGTGTAATTGCGAATTCAAATGAAATGTTTAGTAACAGGTGGAGCAGGATTTATTGGTTCCCACATAGTAGGCAAATTATTACAAAACAACCATGAAGTTGTTGTTATAGATAATGAGTCTGCTGAATCAAACGATTCTTTCAATTGGTACGATGATCACGCTCAAAATCATATTGTCGATATACGAGACTTCGATACTTGCCGTCCTTTGTTTGACGGTGTTGAGTATGTTTTTCACTTAGCAGCACACAGTAGAATACAAGTTGCTATGGAAAACCCTAGGGAGTGTTTGGAAACAAACTACCTAGGCACATACAACATGTTAGAATGTGCAAGACAAGTGGGTGCTCGTAGATTTATAAATTCTTCCACATCATCTTCTTATGGTTTGGCAAACAAACCACCTTTACAAGAAGATATGGCAACTGATTGCCTAAACCCTTACTCTGCAAGTAAAGTAGGAGCTGAATCTTTATGTCAGATGTATTTCAAATTGCATGGACTGAGAACTATAACACTGAGATACTTCAATGTTTACGGTCCTCGTCAACCACTAAAAGGACAGTATGCACCAGTAATAGGACTGTTCGAGGAGCAAGCAAAACGTGGAGAACCATTGACCATAGTTGGTGATGGTGAACAACGTAGAGATTTTACACACGTGAATGATGTGGTAGAAGCAAACATAAATGCTATGATGACAAACTATTCTGGAATAGTTGTGAATATTGGCACTGGTGTAAATTATTCTGTCAACGAAGTTGCGTCGTTTATATCTAACAATACTGTAAACATTCCTGAAAGATTAGGTGAAGCAAGAGAAACTCTTGCTAATATAGACAGAGCAAATACTTTGTTATCATGGCAACCTCAAATTACATTGGAGGATTATTTTGATACCAATACCCTTATTTGAATCACTTGTATTGATTATTGCGATAGTGTGGTTAAACATTTTATTATCACAACTTGGTTATTATGATTTCTCAGAAAACTCTAAAAACTCCACTAAGGTATCCAGGCGGAAAAAGCAGGGCAGTCACAAAAATTAGTCAATTCTTTCCAGATTTGACTAATTTTAAAGAGTATAGAGAACCATTTTTAGGAGGTGGTTCTGTTGCATTGTGGGTAACTAAACAATTTCCTAATTTAAATATTTGGGTCAATGATTTATACGAACCATTGTATAATTTTTGGTCAATGTTGCAGACAAATAGTGATGAAATGACTGATAGTCTGAAAAATTATAAAACTACACATCCAAATCCAGACACAGCAAAAGAATTATTTGAAGATTGTAAGACTAAAGTTGCAGATAAGAACACAGATAACTTAAATAGAGCAATTGCTTTCTATATTATCAATAAATGTAGTTTTTCTGGTCTATCAGAGGCATCATCCTTCTCAAAACAGGCAAGTGATTCTAATTTTTCGATGAGAGGTATCGAAAGATTGCCAGAATACTCAGGAATTATAAGAAATTGGAGAATAACTAACGTATCATACGAGTTTTTGTTAGGTGGAGAGGACACATTCATCTATCTTGACCCTCCGTATGAGATAGGATCAAATTTGTATGGTAAGAAGGGAGGTATGCATAAGTATTTTCACCATACAAACTTCTCAAAAGCATGTTCTGAAGCAAAACATCATATGTGTGTCAGTTATAATTCTTCAAACCTAAACAAACTTAGATTTCATGACTGGAAGGCAGTAGAATATGATCATACATATACCATGAGATCTACTGCCACATATACTAAGGCACAAAAAAACAGAAAAGAATTGGTTTTATTGAATTATACTCTTGAATAACTATGGATGAACCACCTGATTTATATGATGACATGCGTCAACTCAACACTCTTTATGAGGAGTTATGTTGGCCTCACGATGTCCCTTTAGAATTTTTACCTGATTATGAAAACAACAGAATCATCATCCGACCAATTAAAAAAATGGATACTTGATTTTTTAAGCAAACCAAATCCTGCTTTTGACAATTTACCACCATGTCCCTATGCAAAAAAAGCATGGGTAGATGGTCACGTTAAGATTAAACAATTTGAGAATTTTGATAAGTTAGATCAAGATCTAATTAGTTTTCCATATAACACAGATGAAGTTATAATATATTACTTCAATGGCACTGCGTTACCAACAAGTAATGATTTAGAAAAAATTGCGGAGAAATATAATAAAAGATACCGACATTTATTGTTTTATGATGAGCATCCTGACTCAATTGAAAATGTTGATGGTGTTCAATTAAATAGTGGTGTTTGTGCACTTATTGTTCAAGACAGAAAAGATTTATTAGAGAAAAGAAAAGAACTAATGAAGACAAATTACTATGACAATTGGACAACGGAGATGAAGAATCGTATAATAGAAAGATAATATGAGAAAAATTTGGAGAATATGGGCAAAAGCACTCGG